TATTAGATACTGATTACACAGGTCCTATAAATGTTGCATCAGGTGTTATGCATTCAGTTGAAGATATTGTTAGAACATTAGAAGAATTAACTGGCATAGAGATTGAAAGAGGTAATGGAAAGCATACAGGTCATTTACAGTTTGTAGCAGACATTACTAAACTTAGAGAACTAACTGGATTTGAACCAAAGTATGATTTAAGAGCAGGTCTTGAGAAAACAATTAAAAAAATGAAGGAGATGTATCTTGAGCGTATTTAATCCTAAAGTAGCTGTTATTACACCAACCATTGGTACTAAACATTTAAAACAAAATTTAGGATCAGTAATGAATCAATCATATAAAAATATGATTCATTTCATAGTTGTAGATGGTCCTCAGTATATGGAAAGAGCTCATGCTATACTTGAAGAAGTTGATAATAAAAAAAGAGAAGTAATATTTTTACCTGAAAATACAGGTCACAGTAATTATAATGGTCATAGAATATATGGAGCAGCTCCTTATTTAATTAATGCTGATTATGTCATGTTTTTGGACGAAGACAATTGGATTAATTCTTCTCATGTTGAAGACTTAGTTAAAGTAGCAGATAAGACAGATTGGGCATTCTCGTTTAGAAACATAGTTGATCAAGATGGTAAATTTGTTTGTAATGACGATTGTGAGAGTCTTGGTAAATGGCCAACATGCTTGAGTGATAAAGAATACTTTTTAGATGTTGGTGCATACTTTTTACCAAAAGCATTAGCGGTTCAAATATCACCTGCTTGGCATAGAAGAGCAAGACACCCTGAAGAGCAACCTGAAGTTGATCGTTTGATAATGCAAATACTTTTACACAATCAATATACATACGATTCAACTTATAACTATACACTAAACTATAGAGTTGGTAATAGAGATGATTCAGTAAAAGCTGATTTCTTTCTCCAGGGCAATGAACATCACTTAAAGAAATACAATGGTAAGTTACCTTGGAAAAAATAATGTAGTGTGATATAATTTAATTTTGTTATGGAGTTATTATGAAAATTAGTGGTGAAACACTTCAAGTGTTAAAAAACTTTGCGTCGATAAACACCAATATTGTATTTAAGCCTGGTGACACGATAGCAACTATATCGAGTGCAAAGAATATATTTGCACGAGCTAAAATAAAAGAAGAGATACCTAATCAGTTTGCAATATATGATTTGAATTCATTACTTGCAATGATATCTTTAGTAGATGATCAAGAAGTAAAGTTTGAAGATAACAAACTACAGATAACAAGTGCTAGTGGTACATTCGAATACTTTTATTCCAATCCAGAAGTAGTTACTGCAGCACCAGATGTTGCAATAGATCATGATGCAGTTTATAAATTTAAACTTACTGCAGAAGATATACAGATGATCTTAAAAGCAGCTGCAATAACAAATGCACCAACTGTATCAGTTTCAAACAAGGAGCAAAGTGTAACTATAAAAGTTGGAGATAGGAAGAATGATTCATCAAATAGCTTTCAAAAAGTTATTGGTTCAGCATTTGATGATTTTGATGTATTTGTTGCAGTAGAAAACTTAAAAGTTATTCCTGATGCATATGAAGTATCGGTTGCTAAGACAAAGAATGGCAAAGCTAAGTTTCTACATTTTAAACATGAATCAAAGGAGCTGCAATATTGGATAGCAGCAGAGCCTGGATCTAATGTATGAGCGAAGAATTCTTATGGGTAGAGAAGTATAGACCAAAAACTATTGATAGTTGTATCCTATCGACAGAGTTAAAATCATACTTTGAAACTATCATTAAAAAAGGTGAAATGCAAAATATGTTATTTGCTGGTACTTCTGGTACCGGTAAAACTACTGTTGCAAGAGCTCTTTGTGAACAACTCAAATCTGATTACATACTAATAAATGGTTCAGAAGAATCTGGCATAGATGTTCTCAGAACAAAGATTAAACAGTTTGCATCTACAGTTTCATTTACAGGTAACACAAAAGTAGTTATATTAGATGAGGCTGATTATCTTAATCCAAGTTCTACACAACCAGCATTAAGAGGATTCATAGAAGAGTTTTCAAATAATTGTAGATTTATATTTACATGTAATTTTAAAAATAGAATTATAGAACCACTACACAGTAGATGTAGTGTAGTTGAATTTAAGATTCCATCTAAAGAAAAACCTAAAATAGCAGCAGGCTTTTTTAAACGAGTCTTACATATACTTAAAGAAGAGAATATACCTTCAAATGATAAGGTAGTGGCAAAAGTTGTAGAAAAACATTTTCCAGATTACAGAAGAACATTAAATGAATTCCAAAAGTATTCACAATCAGGAACTATAGATGAAGGAATACTTACAAACATAGCAGAAGTAAATGCAGATGAATTAGTTGTCTGTTTGAAGGAAAAAGATTGGAAGAGAATGAGAATGTGGGTAGTAAATAATTTAGACAATGATCCACAATCTTTATTTCGATTCATATTTGATACAATAATGCCACTAACTAATCAGGTGCCGCAACTTGTCTTAACGATTGCTGACTATCAATATAAAGCAGCTTTTGTGAGCGACCAAGAGATAAATCTTGTTGCGTGTTTAACTGAAATAATGGCAGGCGTATCGATAAATGAAAAATGAAACTATATCACCTTTTGCTTTTGTAAATTCAATTAATTATACAAAAGAAGATATCATGGTAGATGATATCGCCGAGAAACAATATATACCTTTTATAGTCAATAAAGGATTATCATTTACTCCTGATACTGTTGTCTATGCAAATGAGATGAATTCTCGCCCCCATTTACAAAAGTTACTGCAATACCAGTTTCTTATAAATATCGTCAGAAAGAAGAAAAGATTTAGTAAATGGATTAAGAAAGAAAAGATTGAAGCGATCGATATAGTGAAAGAATATTATGGATATAACACTGAAAAAGCACGTCAAGTAATGTCAATTCTCTCCACCGATCAAATTCAAATATTAAAGAAAAGGTTATACAAAGGCGGAACTGATGACGCATGAGTTTTTTAACATAGACATAGAAGGTTATACACCTTTAGAAGTCACACTTATACAACCAGATGATTTTTTGAAAGTTAGAGAAACACTTTCAAGGATTGGTGTTGCATCAAGTAAAGATAAAGTTTTATATCAAAGTTGTCACATATTACATAAACAATCGAGATATTTCATTGTTCATTTTAAGGAGTTGTTTGCTCTTGATGGGAAACAAGCTGACCTTACAGATAATGACATTGAAAGAAGGAATACAATAGCTAAGCTGTTGTCTGACTGGGATCTAGTTAAGATAATAGATTCCGAACTGCATATGAACATTGCACCTTTGTCGCAGATAAAGATTCTATCTTTTAAGGATAAAGATGATTGGTCATTGCAATCGAAGTACAATATCGGTAAAAAACGATAAACCCGCTGTGCCATATGGGCAGCATTTTTTAACTTGCTTATTAAGGAGAAACTAATGGTTGATTTAAATAACCCATTTTTTAAAGATTTTGATAAACTTTTTATTGGTTGGGACGACACCTACAATAAACTTACCAAACTACATGATGATGTGACAAAAAACATTCCAAACTATCCCCCATACAATATCAAACAGGTTGATGAAAACCACTATGTGGTTGAGCTTGCTTTGGCTGGATTTGCTAAACAAGATGTAGATGTTGTATTCGAAGAAGGTAAATTAACAGTCTCTGGTAAAGCTGCTGATGATAATGATAACTTTATCTTCAAAGGTATTGCTAACAGAGCTTTCACAAGAACATTTGCATTAGATGATACTATTGAAATCAATGATGCAGAAATGCTCAATGGTATGTTAAAAGTATTCTTAGAAAGAATAATTCCAGAACACAAAAAAGCAAAAAAGATAGATATTAAAGATAAAGCTGGAAAGGCTAAAAAACATTTTGCTGAAAAGGAATTATTAACAGAAGAATGAAATTAGGAATAGCTAAAACCAAGAAAGGTGCCTGGTTCTTTGAAGCCAGCACCTTGAATGGTCAAATAATTGTTATAGGAATACACACTTCAAGAAGTTTTAGTTTCCTTAAAATATTTTACACTGAAGAAGAAGCTACAAGTTACATTGCTAAACTCACATCAAAGGCGTATAATTAAAGAAAACATTGGAGGTTTTTATGAATTATCAAAAATATATTATTGTAGCTATCACATTTGCAATACTAATGGCCTTTAGTATTAACCAAGCATATTCACGCACTGTTACTATACCAGTTATTAGTGTACAACCTATGGAAGTTGCTCAAGCTAGATTAGTTAAAGGCACAAGATGTACTCCTATGGTTACTGGATATAATAACGGTAGAAGAGGTACTGAGTTTGGTCAAGTTATAGGTGGTGTCATTGGTAGTATGATTGGAAACAGTAACAGTGAAAGACGTATAGGAACTGCTGTGGGTGTTATTATAGGTGGTAGAATTGGTGAAAGACATAATACACCACCAGGCGTTGTTTATGGTAGAACTCACTGTGGTGAAACATATTCTAATCAATTTTAAAGTGTTATAGAAGGCTATAAAGTAACTTACAAGTATCACGGAAGACTTGAGACAGTTATACTTAACTATGATCCAGGTTCTTATATTACTTTAGAAACAACAACGAGAGTTAGATGAAAAAACAAGCTGTCAAAGCACTAAAAGCACATGCTCTGGGTGAGATTGAAAAACATGTATACAATGTGGAAGTTTTATTGAATAATCCTCAAGGTATTGCAGAACACCCAGATCATATTGAGACTTTACAAAAAGAATTAGATGAATTATCCAAGCATCATGAAAGACTGACTGTATTAGGACATTATTTTCAAGTACGCTAATTGAGGATAATTTTTGTGATGTATATAAGGATAGTTTTCTTTATCAAGTAACTTTCTTGCATACCTAGTAAACCATCCATCACCAACCACATTTATTCTGAATCCCAAAAAACCATAAGATAATATCATTGTTTTATACATCCATGGGTTAAGTAATATTTCCTTACAAAAAGGCAGCTTTAATGTTATCCATTCATTTGTTGGTGTAACACCATCATTATAAGTTTGTGATTTTGGATGAAGTATTTCAATTATATAATTATTCAATGATAATGAACAATCATCAGTTATTATTATTATCTTTTTTCTGAGTGCCATAATATTATACTTAATGCTGATATTTGATTTAATGCTTCTTGTGGATCTCTTCCAGCAACTGGAAAGCAGCCTGAATCTTTATAATTTTTTTTAATGTATAAACATTGTGAATGTGTGTTATAAACATCAACTAAAGTTACTGTAGATGGTGATGATAAAAACACACAAGCCCAAAATATTTGATTCATTTAAACCACTTCCATACCATTGCCTCTGTCTTGTACACACGTGTATTAAATTTACATCCTCTTTCATCTTTTATTCTTTCTACCCACTTAAATGCACCATGTGTATCTACACATTTGTAATAACACGTAATAACTTGATCTCTACCCAATTGAAACTGTTCAAGATGATTCTCATCAAAATATTGTAATTGACATTCATAGATATCTTTATTTGGTGGTACAAAAAATTTTGCATTTGTTTTAGCGTGTAATCCAAATATGCTAAAAATTGATATCATTAAAATAAAAAAAACCATAACAAAAAATATTGCTATCATATAAATTAATTTGCCCATAGTTTATATTTTTCCATTTTTAAAATAGATTCAAATGCTTTTGAACCATTATATCCAATTACAAAACCCAAACCAATATACAAACCAAAAATAGGTAATAGTGTCATTCTTCTGTATCCTTTCTAAAGATGTTATTATCAACACAGCTTATTCTATAATCACTTGGTGGTTTATTTTTATCATACATAAGTTGATACCAAGAAGCGATTTGCAGTCCTGATGTAATTAATAAAATAGTATCTTCATCATTAACCACTGCATATTTTTTAACTGGTGGCAAATCTACATCCATCATTATTTTTTACTCATCCAAGCAGTAACACCCATAAATGCACCAGCTACACCAGCTGCTGCTATGAAGTAAGTTGGTGCAATAGTTGCTAACAAATCAGCAGACTTAGTTAAACCAAACCATTCACAAATCATAATACACGCTGGATAACTAATCATACCAACTAAAGCATACCATGCCATCATTCTTTGATGTCTTTGACGTCTATTTGTTCGCTCTATTTCTTCAATAGCCTGTATATCCTTTATTTCATTATCCGTTATCTCACCGTCATCATCAACATCATATTTGTCGAGTATTGAACCTGGCTGCAATTTTTTTCCTTGTTTAGTCTGTGATTTTACCATTTATATTCTCCACGTTTTGAAAAGCAGGCGCACTTAAAATTATATCAATCATCCACCATATCAACCAAACACTTAANAATAAGACAATCGATATTACTGTAATGTCCCTGCACATTTTAATAAATTTTCTTTTCCTTCTTCTTTGATCCCAAATTAATTTTTCTCTATCTTCTTTTATCTTACGGCGACGCTTAATAAAGTCGCGGTAGCCATCAAGTCCAAGATGGTGAAGTTCTCCCCATGTGAACATGTGACGTATCTCATCCTCCATTTCTTTGACTTTTCTCTTTGCTATAATTTGATCAAATGCCTCACTTGTTTCATTCTTAGCAAAACCTATCTTTTCAAAGATTCCTAATTTTTTTGGTTTATCGTCCTCGTCCTTTTCATTTATAAAGTTATTTAAGTCGCTAACGTGCCCAGCCCATTTAGAGAGCTGTTTATATATATCTTCAGCATCTTTTCCTGCCTGCACTACTTTCTTAACACCCGTGAAGGCAGCTGTAGCTAAAGACAATGCTGTTAATGGATCCATATTTTCCTTTTAGTTACGTTGTTCTAAAATTGATTTNATAGTACTATAATAATATGAGTTTCTTTTATACAAATGTTTACGGTCGTGGNAATTATGTCTACTTTAGAGGCATAAAGGACGACAAACGTGTAAACTTGAAACTACCATTTCAACCTAGTTTATACAAACGCACACACAAAGATTCTAAATTCAAATCACTCGAAGGTCATAACCTAGAGAGGATCAAATTTNATGACCTCTATCGTGCGAAAGATTTCATAAAGAAGTATAGAGAAGTGTCGAATTTTCCCATATACGGCAACACAAACTACGCATATCAATTAATAAGTAAGTTCTTCCCCAATGACATAGAATTCGATATGTCTTTAATTAAAATACTCACTATTGATATAGAGACTTCGACAGAATATGGATTTCCTGATCCAAGAACAGCTCAGGAACAAATACTATTGATAACAACTCAAGATTTCAATACCAAACAAATAACTACGTTTGGATGTAAGCCTTTTATATCAGAACAAAATAATGTTAATTATGTTCAATGTAAAGATGAATTTGACTTGNTNCGNAAATTCATAACTCANATCAAAGANGANTATCCAGANATNATAACTGGCTGGAATGTTCAGCTCTTTGANATAGCNTATTTATCCTCACGTATAGTTAAAGTGCTTGGTGAAAGTGCAGTTCAAGANTGTTCACCTTATGGCACGTTTGTAACGAAAGAAGTGCCGTATGCCAAGGGCAGAACACAACTGGCATATGAGTGGCAGGGCATATCAATACTCGATTATATGCAGTTATATAAGAAGTTTGCATATAAGACACTTGAATCTTATTCTTTGGACTTTGTATCTAAAGAAGAGTTGAATGCACAGAAGATAAAACATAATTATGAAAACTTTAAGGAGTTTTATACAAAAGATTGGAAGTTGTTTACTGAATANAATATAGTAGACGTTGAACTTGTTGATAAGTTAGAAGATAAGATGAAGCTAATCAATCTTATAGTCACAATGGCTTATAATGCAAAGTGTAATTATATTGATGTATTCTCTTCTGTAAGAACTTGGGATTGTATTATATACAATAAACTACTTAATGATAACATAATTCCAAGAACAAGATTTGACCAAGATCAGATAGTTGATAGAATGATACTTGGNGCATATGTTAAAGATCCTAANCCTAAGAAATATGATTGGGTGGTTTCATTTGATGCTACATCTCTATATCCATCTATAATGATGACATATAATATGTCTCCTGATACTNTGATTGAAGGAGAGAAACATTTAGGTGATACAGAAAAATCTATTGATATGCTTATTGATGGTAAGGTTAATACATCTAAACTAAAAGATGANGNTATAACAATGGCTGCTAATGGTCAGTGTTTTAGAAAAGATAAGATNGGTGTTTTACCAGATCTTATTAACTGGTACTTTAGTATGAGACAGAAAGTTAAGAAAGAAATGATTGATGCTCAGAAGAAAGGTGATCTTGAGCATGTAACAAGTCTTAACTCTAAACAAATGTCAGCTAAGATTCTAATGAATAGTTTATATGGTGCAAGTGGTAATCAATACTTCAGATATTATGATACAAGGATAGCTGAAGGTATAACTATGACCGGTCAGTATATAATTCGTTTTGTTGCAAAGAGAGTAAATGAATATCTAAACAAGATATGTAAAACTAAAGANGTNGAATATTCATTCTATTCAGANACTGATTCAACNTATATAACACTNGGTAAGTTTGTAGAACAAAANTATGCTNATAAATCTAAAAAAGAAATAGTTGAAATATTAGATAANTTTTGNGATACAGCTCTTACTAAAGTTATTGATAATGCATGTAGTGAAATATTTGAATANACAAATGTATATCAGAAACGAATAACATTNAAACGAGAAGTAATTGCTGANCATGGTGTATGGTTGGCTAAGAAAAGATATGCGTTGAATGTTTATGATTCTGAAGGTATAAAATATGATCCTCCAAAACTTAAAGTACAAGGTATGGAGATTGTAAGATCATCTACACCACAATCAGTTCGAACTGCTTTAAAACAATCTGTTGGATTTGTACTTACAAAGACTGAAGATGAACTACAAGAATTTGTAAAAGATCTTGAAGAGAAATGGTATAGCTTGCCACCACAAGATATTGCATTCCCGAGAACTGTAAACAATGTAGGTAAATATAGAGATGCAAATTCAATATTCAAGAAAGGAACTCCTATACACGTTAGAGGAGCTTTGTTGTATAATCATTTGCTTAGCGAGAAAAAATTAGAAACAAAATATCAAACTTTATTAGAAGGTGATAAAATTAAGTTTGTATATCTTAAAGAACCTAATCCATTAGGTACAAATGTTATAACTTTCCAAAGTAATATACCGCCTGAATTCAAAGTTTCAGAATATGTAGATTATCAGATGATGTTTGAAAAAGCATTTCTCGATCCACTTAATTCTTTGCTGGCATGTGTTGGTTGGAAAGTAAAAGAAGAGGCTACGCTTGAAGGATTATTTGGTTAGGTTACTCATATTGATTATTTTAGTAATAATGTTTATAATGGGTTATTATAGTGAACTATGTAGAGGTGTGTTATGTCCTTAATGGAAAAAATAAAGAAGAATTCAACAATAAAAGATACCAATATTCTTTCAGAATCTAAGTTTTTTAATTCGAAAGATATGATTCAAACACCAGTACCAATGTTTAATGTAGCATTGTCAGGCAAGATTGATGGTGGTTTAACACCAGGTCTTACAGTATTTGCTGGTCCTTCTAAACATTTTAAAACTGCATTTGCATTATTACTTGCAAAATCTTATATGGAGAAATATGATGATAGTGTTGTTTTGTTTTATGATTCTGAGTTTGGTTCTCCTCAGTCTTATTTTGAGTCCTTTGGTATTGACACATCTCGCGTCCTACACACACCCGTCACAGATGTCGAGCAGCTCAAGCATGATAGTATGCAGCAGCTTAATAGTATTGAACGCGGTGATAGGATTATATTTATTGTCGACTCTGTTGGCAATCTAGCATCAAGAAAAGAAGTAGAAGATTCATTATCTGGCAAATCAGTAGCTGATATGTCAAGAGCAAAACAATTGAAAAGTTTGTTTAGAATGATAACACCTCATCTTGCAATTAAAGATATACCAATGGTTGTAGTTAACCATACCTATAAAGAAATTGGAATGTTTCCTAAAGATGTTGTATCAGGAGGTACAGGTGTTTATTATTCAGCAGATAACATTTATATTATTGGTCGACAGCAAGAAAAAGATACAACTGGATTAACTGGTTATAACTTTATTATTAATGTCGAGAAGTCTCGCTATGTTAGAGAAAAAACTAAGATAGCGGTAGAAGTAAGTTTTGAAGGTGGAATAAGCAAATGGTCAGGATTGATGGATGTATCCTTGGCTGGAGGATTTGTCACTAAGCCTTCAAATGGATGGTATAGTAGGAAAAACGAAGAGCAAAAGTATAGATTAAAAGACACTTATAGTAAAGATTTTTGGTTACCAATCATATCAAGTAAAGAGTTTTTAGATTACATAGAAACTAAATTTAAATCATCTGGTTCTAATCTAATGACTGGTAATTTATCTGAAGAAGATTTAGAGAAGGAATTTGAAAATGCTACGTGATGATTTGTATAAGCCTTGGTTTGCTGATAACAATAGATGGGGGTTTGAGGTTTTGTCTGGTGATTATCAAGGCGTAATAATACAACTTGAAGAATTAAAATTTGAAGAAGTAGAAGATACTCCAAATAGAGCTATTGGAATAAATTATCATGTTATTCATAAACCTGAAATTATACTTGAACAAGATATGAAGAACAATAATTTTAAGTCTTTAATCGACACTGTTGTTAATGATATATTAAATGAAGCAATGGAGAATTATGAACAGCATAGAATTAACGATACTAACGAACCTGATTCACAATGAAGAGTACCTGAGAAAAGTAGTTCCTTTTCTTTCTAAAGATTATTTCCACAGTAATGATCAAAAAGAAGTGTTTGAATTNATAAGTGGATTTGTCAAGAAGTACAACAAAAGTCCAACATTAGAATCACTTGAAATAAGTCTACAAGACTTAACATTACCTGAAAATTTATTTAAAGATTGTTCAGATTTAATTAAGAATCTAAAGCAAGATACCACTGAGAATATAGAATGGCTCACTGAAAGAACTGAATCATTTTGCAAAGATAAAGCGGTATATAACGCCATATTAAGGTCTATATCTATTATAGATGGCAAAGATAAGCAATTATCAAAAGAAGGTATACCCGACATATTACAAGAAGCATTATCTACTTGTTTNGATTCATCTGTTGGTCACGATTACATAGATGATGCAGAAGCAAGATTTGATTTCTACAATCATAAAGAAGATAAGATACCATTTGATCTTGAATACTTTAATAAGATAACTGATGGTGGATTACCAAATAAAACACTTAATGTTATAATGGCTGGAACTGGTGTTGGTAAGTCTATGTTCATGTGTCATATGGCTTCTAACTGTTTATCACAAGGTAAGAATGTCTTATACATTACAATGGAGATGGCAGAAGAAAGAATAGCAGAAAGAATAGATGCTAATTGTTTAAACTTAGANATAAAACAGATTAAAGATCTGCCTAAGACTATGTTTAATAATAGAATAAACAAGTATGCTGAAAAGACAAATGGAAAGCTNATAGTTAAAGAGTATCCAACTGCATCAGCCCATACAGGACACTTTAAATCGCTTCTAAACGAATTAAATTTAAAGAGAGAGTTTAAGCCAGATATTATATTTGTTGACTACTTAAACATATGTGCATCATCTAGATTNAAGCCTGGTTCAAATGTAAATTCTTATACATATATAAAAGCAATAGCTGAAGAATTAAGAGGTCTTGCTGTAGAATATAGTTTGCCTGTTGTGTCAGCTACGCAGACTACGCGATCCGGATACGCCAGTACTGATGTAGACTTGACCGACACTTCCGAATCATTCGGTTTACCCGCTACCGCAGATTTTATGTTTGCTCTTATGAGTAATGAGGATTTAGAACAAATGAATCAACTCATGGTNAAACAATTAAAGAATCGTTATAATGACCCCACGCTATTCAAGAGATTTGTTATTGGTGTTGACAGAGAGAAGATGAGATTGTATGATGTAGAAAATGCTGCTCAAAGTAACATAGTTGATTCCGGAGTTGAATTGGACGATAATAAACTAACAGANATGAGTTTTAAAAAACTATTTGACAGAGATGGTAATAATAAACCTGATTATTCAGGNATAAAAGTATGAGGGAGATATGTATTTAACTAAAGAGATTGATGTTCTACTAGATTCTAATAAGAGCTTGTTTATGAATAAGCATCTTACGTATAGAACTATTCAAATGAGATTNAATAAACTTTTTAAGAAAAAATATAACATTGAATTCAAAGTAGAAAAGTATGACGACTTTGAACCCAACGCTGTAAGTTTTTCTGGTTTATATGATATGTTTGAAGATAAAGTGTATGTCATTATTAATGTATCAAGTGATATTAACACTCTTTTGGTTGATAAATGGAAATATTTTAAGTTTCTATTATCTCAATGTATACAACATGAAAAGATTCATGAGTGTCAATGGTCTTATAGATCTTGTGATGAACCTTGTCACATACAATGGAGAGAACCTGATAGTAAAGACATAAATGCAGAGAGAGAATATCTTGCNGATAAAGATGAACTAGATGCATATGGACATGATATAGCTTTGGAAATTAAATACTTTTATCCAAATACAAATCCAAATAAGGTGTTGTCTAACATAAATAACTATAAGAAGATTACTTCATGGAATTATTATAAGAAGACTTTCAAAGGTGTTGATTGGTTATCTTTAAAGAAGAATCTATTAAAGAAAGCATACACTTGGATAGGACACTGATATGGACTTATATGGATTTGTTAGCATTATTTTACAACTTGGAGCATGCTTAGCATGTTTCTTTGCAGGCAAAGAAAGTGGTGTAAGAGAAGTAGTTGATACATTAGTATCAAAGAGATTATTAACAGCTAAAGACTTGAAAAAATTAGAGAGTAACGGTTGACATTTTGATCCATGTATTGGATCNTATAGATTGAGTAGTAAAACTTGAGTAGTATATTTTTTAACTTNTATGGAGATGTTTATGTCAATTTCAGACAAAATCATGAAAACCTTGAAGAGCGGTAAATCTTATTCAGCTGGTTCACTTGGTTCTTTTTATAGAGTAAGTGCTAATTCAGTAAGAGCTCGTATTTCGGAGCTACGTAAGGCTGGAGCTAAGATTACTGGATTTGTAAATAACAATGGAACATTTGTTTACAAAAAAGGTTAAGAGGACTTAAAGTTTCATAATTCGGATACGGGCGTAACCTCCTCTCTTCCTCCCGCCCACCTTACAAGTATCCCAGGAAGGTCGTAACCTGGACTTTTTTAATGAACCCGCCATTTGTCTTGCTAAGCTCGACGGCGGGTTTTTTTTTGACTCAATAAAAGACTAAATAGTATCATGGCTAAGAAACCTCAAGTTACAAATGCAACTTTTCATAATTTAATTAAAAAAACTTTAGGAAAGAATGTTCCAAGAGTTGAAAATAATTATGATGGAATATTATCAACAAATGGAACATATAAATGGCCAACTGGATCTGATGCTGATTTTAAAAATTTCGAAAAATTATTTCCAATAAAACCACAATCTGGATATGGTAATGGTGAACTTGCATTATTTTGGCTTTTCAATTATGGAGAAAAAGAAAGAAATCCAGAATCATCACCAAGAGCTGAAGTTGGAAGTGTAGTTCACGTAGGTAAAAATATTGAAACTGATTTAGTTATAGATAAAAAAAACGTTGAAGTTAAATCATATACAGGAAGTAAAAACACTTTAATTAAAGTCGGAATGTGGACAGGTATAGATGGAGGTGACCTGCAAAAGATGTTAGAAACATTATTTGCAATAGCAAAACTCATTGATAGAGACAAGGCTAGAGGAAGTATAAGAAAATTTGATTTTAAAAGTATTGCTGATGCAGCTGAAAAGTTATGTGTAGTAAGAGAAGCATACAGAGATTTACAAAAAGAAGATCCAAGTGCTGCAGCTCAATTATCAAAATTTGCATTTTTTAAAGAGGTTGCTACAAGTATTGAACAGTTTGATGATATGTTAAAAGATAAAAAACTTAAAGGATGTTTTTCTGGTAGTGGTAAAAGAGTTGGTGGTAAAACAATTGCAAAACATTTGATGAGATACTTAATACTAAAAATGTTTGATAGAAAACCAGGTCCTAATGGAATGTTAGTTAATTTCAAAGGTTCTGGAGGATCATATAGTAAATCATCTGGTATTGATGTAACACAAGTAGATAAAGATAAAGTAAGTCTTGGAAACGTTGAAGAAGATAAATCATTTAATACATCAGATTTAAATTTATTTGTAAACTTCGAAAAAATATTAAGATAAAGAAAAGATATGAGATTCAAAACATTTTTAGTTGAAGAAGAAGAGCTTCTCTTAGAGCA